TCTCAGGGCCCCTGAATAAGGCAATCTTTCCATCCAAGCTATAGGGATACCAGCAACTAATGCCGGGCCTATATGAGATTCGCCAGTTTCAGCAAGCGCTTGGCTATAAACCTGTCCAGCGCCTAATATATAACTGGTTGTCCAGAAAGTGGCTCCTGCTACACCGGGTCCGCCAACAGCACCAGCAGCTAAAGAGAGTCCAAATTGACCCACGAGTTGAGGAGCCTGTTTTGCAACGGTATACATGCCCCACTGGAAAGCCCCTCCAACGCTGTCGATATCATCCATCCGGGTTGGGATATCAACATCTCTCTCTAGATCATGTATAGAAAGCCCTGTTCTAATGCTTTCGTTATAAGATTTTAAATCCCAGTCATCGGCTAATTTCTTAGCTCCCATAGAGCGAAGAAATCCAGAACCTATCCCCCTGAAAAACTGACCACCCATTTCCCCGAGCTGAGCCACACCAACCTGAAAGCCAGCGCCTAGATCACCTAAGAATCCTTGTTCAGTTCCGGGTCCAAATTCGGGAGTAGGCGGAGCGGGAGCTTCCTGTTCCGGAGCAAACCCAAGCTTGCGGTAAGTTCCTATAACAGGAGGAGGCGAAGCTTTTGGAATGTCAAATGAAGCCATTATCTAAAGTTATCAAGCATTGTTCTGGTTCCTCTTTTGGTACCTTCCCACCAACCCCGATGATCCAAAGGACCACCAAAGGAATAAGGGTCTTCCCCTATAGAGAAACGACTACCCCCCGATTTAGCTGCAGCATCTTTAAAGGCTTGCCGATAAGCCATCATTTCTATTCCTTGTAACGATTGCTCTGCAATAAATTTTTCAAAAGCGTCATAACTCAGATACCCTGACTGAGCCATCTGGGTTATAATTTTCTGAGCATCCGAATAAGCTCTTTTATATTCAGTTGAGGAAATTATTCCTTGACGTTTTTCAGCAGCAGCCTGTTCAGCGGCAGCTTCCTCAGCCCTATCTGCAGCCACTCTATTAGCCATTATAACAGACGGATCATTTGTAGCTACTGGCTTCCCAAGTCTTCCCTGTATTTCACTTGCAACAGCCTCATTGAATGCTGCCATATTTGGGGTATCCTGTCCAGCGCCTGCTTCAATAGCTTCCTCCTGTAGAAAAAGGGACTGCAGTTGGGGCTGTAAGTCTGTAGACCAAGCTTCTTCGGGCCTAGAGAAAGGGGAAGGTATATTCATAGCGGTATTGCGAGAAGGATATCCAGAATCAGCTCTCGTTTCTAAAAAGGCCCACTCATTTTCTTCATCGAGCCTCTCCATTATCATCTTACGAGCATCTTGTTCCTGTTCAGGCGTTAGATGCGCTTTCTTCTTTTCCTCATCAGTAGCCGGCCCAGAATACCCAGCCTTTTTCCGTTTTTCTAAATAGGCGTCTACCAAAATGCTATTTATTGTCCCTATAACAGGATTAGCATCTACTTCTCCACCCTCTCCCCGTTGCCTCACCATAGTTTCCCAGTTTTTGGGACTCTGAAGTTCCCCCTCATCGTCAAACTTAGTGATATAATGTTCTGCCAGAACGGAATTAACCATCTCGGCTAATTTGCCTTTAGGTTTGGCTGTTCCGGTTCCTGCTGGTATTTTATCTAAATCTTCTATAGGAACTGGCGTATATTCTTCCTCAATACCGGAGTACCTCATAAAATGTTTCATCGCACGGTTCCCTTCGCGTATAGCCTCTTCATAGTTCCGTTTAAACTCGGCTATATCTTCTTCGCTATACTTTGCCTCACCACCGTAAAGGTCAAATTCACCGCCAACCCCAACACCTCTTTTGGCATTAACGTATGATGTGTAAAATTTAGAAGCCTGAGAATAATGCTTCTCGGCTTTAAATTTCCACGCTCCTCTTGCGTTCTTTAAGGCAGTGGCCTCTCCAGACCTTCGCCATTTCTCTTTCTGAAGAGCAAGTTCATAGCCCTGTGCCTCTCGTTTCTGGGCATCCTGAAACATCAACCCGCCAATAGCCGACTGTCTTCCAGCCGCTGCAGCAAGCGCTTCTAATACGTCTCTAGTTGCCATTAAACAGCCTCCGCGTCAATTGCTTTCTCTTCAACCGGAATCCCCATCTTGGATACCATTTCTTCCTCTGGGTAACCACCCCGAACAGCTTTAGCAGCTAGCCTCATGGGGCCAGATGGATCAATTTTGTCATCGCCTTCGTCCACGTATTTCTGGGCAGCATAAATCAAGGCCTCACCCTGAATCTGCTGGTTCTGTTCCTCGTTCTCTGGGGTATAAAGCCCGGCATTTTCAGCAAGATTAAATAACTCGTTCACAACCTCAGCGCCCGCAGCATACAGAAGGTCTCTTGAGAATGAGTTCCCGCCCTCGTCGGATGCTGTGACCTCTCGATTTACCATGCGCCCAGCGATCACTCCAATAGTTTCCGCCAGATTATCCTGTCCAGCCTGAATTTTCTCAACAATGGCGTCGTATCCTTCATCCCATATAAAGTCTTTAAGGGCTCCCACGAGCATATCAAGCTGCTTCTCCTCAGACTCTGTAGGCGAGGGAAGCTTGTCATTCATTTCCGGCTCAACCGGGAGAGACTCAGTACCAAGAACCGCTCCGGGAGATTCGTTTGGGACCGTTCTCCCCGGTGGAATATGCATCCCTCTTGCTTGAGGTTTTGCGACCATTATACATACCTCCTTATACTATTGGGATTAAATTCTCCTGCTGTTCCTTTCTCTATAAGTCCCTGTGGTTTGCGCGAATAAGGAGAACCCGAAGCCCCTCCATAAGAAATATTCTTTGGAGCCTGCCGTCCAAACGTGGGCTCTCCAATTTGCTGAATAGGCATTGCGCCTTGAGTAAGCAGGCCACGAGTTTGAGCTGGAGCCATTGTCGCTGGATGAGTGGATAACCAATTCTTGTTTTGCGTAGCCCCTGATTTCTTCGATGGGCCCCCATAAGAATACATAGCTTCCATTTTTTCCTTATCCCACTCCAGCCCTTCTCTTGCCAAAGTCTCTTCCATTTCCAATCGCATTTGAAGCAGTTGTAGTTCATGATCTCTATTTATCTCTGCTTGTCTGGACTCTTCTTTTCCTCTACCGCTAGCAGCCCATGCCTCCAAACCTCCTTGAACCATATTCCACTTGGTCATGTAGGCAAGGGCGTCTCCAGTGGTCATCCCACTCGAAGGTGTATTAGAAACATTTACCCATTTGCTTATAGCTTGAGCAGTAGAGCCAGTTGTAGTAAGACCTTGCGCTGCAGCAGCTACATTTCTTTGTCCAGCAAAAGCATCTAAACCAACCCCTGACATAGGAGTTTTAGGAGCAACCCCAGAATAAGCGCCAGTAGATGCCCCAGAAGGACTGAATAGTCCTGAAGCAAAACCACCTATTCCCTGTCCTATCTTTGCAAGCCCTGCCGAGAAATTAGCTGTAGATAAACTCCCCATCCCGCCAGCCATAGTTCCGGCACCATAGAAAGCTACTCCAGTATAAACCGCAGCCGCTATCAGTAAAGCTGGCCCAATCTTCTTGATTACTTTCTTTAGCCCTTTGCCGACCTTTTTTATAGCCTTACCGACTGATTTAACTATACTTCCCATATATCACTCCTGTGGCAGTATAAAATTGTCCCCAATCTTAACCGCACCCATTCTTTCGTAAAGTTTTCTAGCACGATCCGTGTCACCTATACCTGAACTAATTCCTAACATAATTTCTTTGACTCCGGGGTTTTCTTTCGCCCAACTTATAAAGCGTCTCATCATCTTTGCTCCCCATCCGGTTCCATTCTCGGTCACATAAAAGAATAGATCAGTTGCCTGCTTCTTTTTTGAATACCACAGCTGATGGGTAACTCCAATAAACACTCCCTCAATGGTTCCCTCCAACTCAACAACTAGAACAAAATGCTCTGTAGATAAAATACAAACCTGCAGATTATTTCTTAAGGTCTTTGGGTCTATTGAGACTGAATTTGAAAGAGACTTTTGATGCGCATCCTTAGCGACTTCCATTATCCCGGAGACATCCTTGAACTCCGCTTTTCTAATCATTTATTAACCGGGATACTTAGGCCAACCTCCTGCCCCTTGCATTGCATCCAGCATTCTCTTCCAAGCATCCTCATCAGCACCCGGTGAGGTGATTATATTTTGTATCCACTGACCGTATTGTCCCCACGCTCCAAATGATTGAACCATTTTGTTCAATTGCTCATCAAGAGAACCCTTCAACTTAGTCATCATTCTTTCATAAAAATATTTATTCGCTTCCGTTTTCTGCTGATTATTCCAATCCGTATTATAATAAAGATTTTGCTGAAGAGCCTGAACTTCGGCTTGTGCTACTGGAAGAGCCACATCCAAAATCGCTCTCATAACAGCCTCATTGGCAAGAGAACTATTTACTATTCCTCTTTTCTGCATAGCCTGAAGAGCCTTAGTTGCCGCAGCTTTAAACAGAGGACTGTCCATATTTATAACTTCTTCTAACTTATTTGTTAGGTCCATATCATCCGTTAAAGTTGCCAAATCCATCGTTTGAACTTCAGGAGAAGCGTAAACAGAACTTGTTGGATCAGACCAAACTGGCCCCTTAGGAGCAGCGGCAGCAGGAGCAGCACTAGCAGCAGGAGCAGCACTAGCAGCAGGAGCAGCACTAGCAGCACTAGCAGCGGAAGAACCTGATCCCCCACTAGAAGGCGGCACTTGAGGGTTAAACATTTCCCATCTAGTCAAAGGAGCTTGAGCAGTCGATTGAGGGCCCGGATAATTTAATGCCGAGCCATACTGGCCGGGTCGTGACGTAAACGCTTCCTTCCACTTATCACTACCAAGTTTATAGTCAGTGCCGCTCTGCTTATATGTCCCAAGCTTGAGAGCCATATCTTCAGCAGCATGAGCCTGCCCAAACGCTTCTTTAGATGTTGCTCCTCTCTTTATCCAATAGTCAGCCTGCTGGGCTGGAGTGAGCCCGAATGCATCTGAACCCGGAACTGGCCTTCCAGCCAATCTGGCGTCAATCATTCTCCAAGCACTTGCCAAATCGGGAGATAAATCCACATAAGACGAGCCTGTTTTGGCTACGGATGAAGAAGGAGATGATGTTATTCTTGCCATTGATGTTGTTCCTGATGTTTTGGGAGCGGCAGAAGATACTGAAGCCACCTTCTTTACTGACGCTGAACTTGATTTATGCCCGGGGTACTTCTCATCGACAGGAGAGACAGGGGTCGATTTCTTTGCGGCTACAGTCTTTTTCGCCGGCGAACTTGTAGTTGCAGCGCTAATATCACCACCTTGCCTAAAATGGGGGGTGCCCTTGTAAGCGGCAAGGGAGTATTGGTCCGCTGCCCAGCCCAGCTGTTGCGCTCGTGCTTTCCACGCTGCGTAAGATTTTGCCATAATTTATCTCCTAACTCCTCTGGGTGTGAAGTCTACAATAGCCCCTTGAAGAGTTATCGGCTTATCGTATATAGAACTGTTACTAATAATTAATCCCATGTTCGTTCCTATCCCGTTTATTTTTACTCTCTCAGATGCAACCACTGTTACTCCAGTGCTACTATTACTTATGTCAGCTTCAGTCCATTGATCTGCCGCAACTGTTACTTCATACGAGCTAGATATAGGAGATGTCTTAGGGCTGAAGGTTCCACCAAAATCATATGAGGGGGTTACCGTTAAAGTTGTTGAAGTATCGGCATTAACTTCCAGCCCAACTTCTCTAAATCTTTTCCTAGAACCGGGAGTTTCGTAATGATAATAAGCTGATCTCACAAAAGAGGATACAGTACCACCATCAAAACTTGTCCCTGAATCCATTCTACGAATATACCCGTCATCAAAGCCCCCATATAAAACCTCAAAACCATCAGAGTCTTCAGCAGAAACTAAACACTTAACCTGATGACTCAAAGTAAATGGCATTAACCCCTGATTCTTTTTATTTATAAAGGTCATCTCAATACCAGTCTTATCGTCAAAATAAAGACGATACTGGTTCTTTCCTCTAACCCTCATAGAGGTAATAGCATTATCTTTCTTAGATTGAATATATGGATCAATCTTATCCGATGCAACAGAAGATTGAAAATCTCCGAAATACTGCACAGTAAAGATTGAGGTAATTCCACGATCATCCAAGAAGAAAGTCTGATCCATCTTTTGAAGAGTATAAGGAATAGCCCCGGCTCCTGCGTGAAACTTCCTAAGTTCCCAATCAGCAGAAGATGTACCATATAACATATAAGCATCGTTCTTCGTGAAGATAGACATAACATTATTAACTTCACTAGAGAAACCGCTAACATTATCCCCGATTCCTAACTCCGCTGCTCCGCTAATAGCGCTCCATTTATTTGGCGCGACAATACTAGAGTGTTGTATAGAGCCATTAGGGAATGAAAGAAACAAATGCTTTTGATGCGCTGTAATATGCTCTGGAGTATCTGTATCCATCCCGGTTTGGATTGGAATAAAAGTTGTTCCATCCCAAGAAAAAGCTTTACCAACTGTGTTTACTCCATACATCGAAGCTCCGGAGGTCTCACCCCGAAAATTATAATTTACAAATTCATATTTACCGCCAGCCGTGAGAGATTGGGAGTACTGCGTTCCATCAGCAGAAGCAACGGCAACATCAGCAGGCTGGGAAGAGCCATTAACTTCTGCATATTTAATCCCGCTTAACTGTATATCTTCTCCATCTGTCCAAGTTCCACTATTATCTTTTACTGAAATATATCCAGCAGCATCACTCCCGGCAATTGTCCCGCTTGTAATAGTAATGCTTGTAACCGTAGCTGTCTCTCCAGAAGTCCCTCCTTCTAAAGAGTCTCCCTCACTAATTTCTACAGAGCCATTATCGAACGCCAACAGAGGCATTTTAAGGTCTTCATCATCTACAAATGTACCAGTGATATTGGTGAGAACCATAACCCCCTTTGCCCCAGTAGACCAATCTCCATAATAGGAGATTCCCATTAAATCTCCTTGAGCGCCTCCTGCTCCCACTATAGTAGTAGGGGTTCCAGAATCACCCGGGACAGGTTCTCCAGAAACAACTGAAGCATCAAAATTTAATGCAGTTCCTAAATCAATCTCCGACCATCCAGTAGAGGTAGATTTATTCATCCCCCCGCTAGCACCACCAGTTTTATTTCTAAAAGCGTAAACATCACCATTAAAAACCCAAACACCAAGAACGGCCCCTTCTCCGGGGACTACTTGAATAAGACTTCTCTGATCTTCTATAGCTGTTCGTGCTTCAGCAACAATAGTAGACCCGTCATAAATCTCCCTCAATACGGGAGGTCCATAAGAAAGGGCAGTGGCAAGAAGCCCCATTAACCCACCCTAAATACAGATAATTGCCCATAATGCATCTGGAAATTTTCAGAATTACTTGCGTGACCATTCTTAACTTGAGCAAGAACATCCGTATAATCTGTATGTCCAGTAGTATCAATTATTCCAGAAGCAGATGCCATATTATCCAGTGTAGCAGCGACTTTTTGAACTGCCGCATCATAGCCGGGATATGCTACCGAACCTCCGTCAGCCTGAGTTGCAATCCTAAACGTCCATATTACAGTGTCCGTTCCGGTCTGAGCAAAACTTACACCTAAATTGACCATAAAGAACCCTTTATCGTATATCCTGATCCTGTCGTTTGCGAAATCAGCATCCGTTCCTACAGTTGTTGAGGACACTGTACCAGTATCATCAGAGCCATTAGCCCCAACTGAATCAGCATTCCAATCTATAGTTGCTGTTGCTGTTGATGCCACTGCCTGACTTGCTGGCGTCCCCGCTGGGGAATATATAGTTGCATATCCGCCCATCCCAGACTCAGCAAATTGTCTAACCATTTGCGCGGTAATAGCGCCTGTCGTATTATCAGCAAAGCTAGTACCAGTTAAAACTGCCCTAGTTTTTCTTAATGCTGTTGGTGTTCCCATTATTTATACTCCACATTAAATGCAGCGCCAAATGCGCTATCCTTGTTTAAAAAAAATAGTATTTCCCCATCCTGAAGCGTACCCGTTCTTATCACAAAATACACATACCCCTCGGCATTTCCATCTCTACCTGAAGCGCGAAATTCCGCCGTACTAAAAGCGGTAGAGAATGCAGTTAATGGAAAAAATGAACCGGAAGATGAATCACCAGTTATATCCTCGACACTAACACTTAATACAGAACCTATTGCTCCGCTAGTTTCCCCTTTTACTAAGTCTCCCACTGAAGGAATTTGCATATCAAATGCAGTGCTAAAGGCCATATCAAATACAGAATCTCTAGCATATCCAGTAGTAAAGGGGATTCTGTAAAAAGATATCTCAGAAGGCAGCGTTTGCCCATCAAACCTCTCGTAACCATCTAACCTTCTATATCTGCCTCTGATGTCTATCTCAAAATTATCAGCAGATACTAATTCTCCCGGCTCCAAAGAAAGAGAAGGATCAACCATATTAACTCCCCCTTCAAAAGGAAAGTATGTAGATTGAAATCTACTTGGTCGAATATCCCTATTTCTTAATTTGCTCATTCCGGGCGCACCACGAAATTAAACATATCCTGCGCAGAAGAGAACCTTCTATTCTTTTGTCTTGGGAGCTGATCCGCTTCTAGTTTATCTAACAAATCTTCAAACTCTGACAAAGAGCCAACCATTATTTCAGGAGCATCCTCATTCTCAGCATAATACAACTTCGCTCTAGCGATAATAATCTTATGGAATCTAGGCGGAATCGCAGAAATATCAGCGTCTGCAGCCAAGACAGTAGGGGTTGCCCAATATTCAGCAGAAACAACTGTTGCTGCATTAGGAGTTGGGTATAAATCAAGATTATTATCAGGTTTTATAGAAAAAATCTCTGGAATATCAGAGTCTATTGTTCCGTATTTATAATTTTCCCTATATGCATTCCATTCTTCATATTCTAAAATTTGATAACTATCCGAAGTTTTATCCCAAACAATAGAATCTAACTTCCAGTTACCCAAGTCAGTAGGGAACCCAGAATTAGAACTTGTTAATGTAGAAGTTCCACTGATTGCAGTTATATCAGCTTCTGACCATAAAAATCCCCAATCAAACCACCTAGACTGAATATCTTGATCAGCATCTCTTATGTATCTAACTACTGAGTTCTCCTCCTCAGACAAGGAGGTGGATGTTACAGAAGACGGGCCTGTCCCGGGAATTCCTACGTCCCTAGCCATATCTTGGCATAAGACTAAATATGTACTCATTTAAGATTTTCCAAGATAGCATTCGCTACCTTCTCTGGTTTAATATGTACAGCGCACATAGCTCCTCCGGTTTCTTCGTCTCTATTACACGTATCAAATCCATA